AACTGTAGATGGCGAACGTTGGAAAAAATTCGACACAACACTTAAACCATGGAAGCAGACAGGCAATGACATTATCATATGCGGACAACACACAAACAGTCACCAATGGAGAAATAATCCTCCAATGTCAAAATGGTTTGATGAGAAGATCACAGAGATAAGAAAATATACAGAGCGTCCAATAGTAGTAAGACCACACCCAAGGAACCACGTTGAAATAGATACCACAAAATACAAGGATGTAAAGATAGTAGGACCTAAAAGAGATAGGAACACGTACGACGACACAGACCTTACGGAACGATTGAAGTCGGCATGGGCACTTGTAAGTTATTCCAGCAATCCTGCCATCACTGCGGCCATGCATGGAATACCAGTGTATGTGTCAGAGGCAAGTCTAAGTTACGAGGTTGGCAATACATCATTTGACAACATCAACAATCCCAATATGCCCCATAGACAAAAGTGGGCCAACAAACTGTCATACACAGAATGGTGGACTGAAGAAATAGAACAAGGTCTGCCATGGAGAAGAATAAAGAAAAGACTAGAGGAAAAATATCTATAATGGTAGAAACATTCAACGTCAACAAAAGAAATATAATAGAACCAATAGAGTGGAAACCGTATGATGGAGAGGAAATAATTGTAAACACAATTATTCGTAATAGTAAACGTGTATACGAAAAAGAATTTTTTGAAGACAAAGTTAAAGCAGTGCCGAGAGGAAATGCATACTGCATAGGTAACGGACCTTCACGTAAGGGTCTTGACCTTAACAGGTTGAAAGCAACAGGCCAAACATACGGTTGTAATGCCTTGTATAGAGATTTTTGGCCTGACTTTATTTTCAGTGTTGATGCTAAAATGACTGCACAGATGTGTTTAGACAAAGTGGGACGTCAGACCATACACTATGCTCCATCTCTGGAAGTAAACAGGAGACATGCAAAAGGCATGATACATCTTATTCCAAACAACCCACACTGGATCTCAGGCAACCAAGCGTTCTGGACAGCAGGAGTGCATGGCCACAAGAACATATATCTCATAGGGTATGACTTCAGAGAGTACGGTAAAGATCAGTTGAACAACATCTATCAAGAGACAGAATGCTACGGCGAAAGACATGCTGATACAATTTTTGATGGGTGGTTGAAACAGTTCCGTGACATGTTGAAGATGAGACCTTATGTCAATTATACAGTGGTGCATGATAATCCACCTGATTACTTCAATCACTTACAGACAGGAACCGACCTGGGTAACAGCAAGGTTATAAGTTACAAAGAGTTTGAAGAGACTGTATTAGCCGGTTCTTGATAGAAACAGTCCAGCACTTTTAAACTTGTTCCTGAAGGCAAAAAAGTTAGCATTGTGATTTGAGTATGGATCTTGTATGATCGTCATCTGATACAAGTGTACCATTTCGTGTGCCAATGTTTCTATAAAATCTCTAAACGTTGGATAAGTGGTATGCAGTTCAATAGCAAAGTCAATTTCTGTCTTACCATAAGGAATTACACTTTGATCGCATGTTCCTTTCCTACATTTCCTGTTATCCCAATTGGCCCAACATCTACCCCAGTCACCTGTCATCCTTACTAGATACAACGGCACTACGGGTAATTTACTACCAAATAATCCCTTGTTCAACTGTTTGAACCAAGTTACCATTAATGAGTGTGTGGGTTTGAAGTTCCTAACATTCTTTTGTCTAGTCAGAGTATTTTCTAATTTAATTTTTAATTGTTTCCTGACTGTGACAGTCTTTTTACTAGTTTTTTTCATGGTTGACAGTATTACCAATTATGCTATACTATTAATAATTATCTTAAAACACATGGACAATATGCACACAGATTTACCAAAAACAATTAACGAAGCACTTAAAATACTAGCATATAATGATTATTTTTGGGCAGACACTCAATCGACCCAAAAGAGCCAGATAAAGCCTCATCCAAAAGATTATGAAACAGTAAGATCTCTAGCAGAATGCCAATATCCATGGACAGAAAAACAAGGCAGATTAGCCCTCGTGATACTTAAAAGATACCTCACAAAGTTTCAGGCACATGGCATGGACATAAAGAAGTTGTTAGACAAACCAGAGTACGAGGAAGAATTCCGTGTGATAAGTTTTGACAAGAGCATAGAGAAATACACAGACGATGACAACGTGGATCGTATAGAGATGAGATTTCCATACAACAAGAAAGTCATCCAACTTATCAGATGCATGAAAGATGCACGGGACATGCCTGCAGGTTACAGCCAGTACGATGGCGAGGCCAAGAAGTGGACTTTCATACACAGTGATGTCACCGCATACTATCTTACCCTGATAGCAGTGAGATACAACTTTAAATTCAGCGATGACCATCTACTGAACGATTATGAAGAAATAAAGAAAGAAATAACAGGACATCGTAAACCCACTGCAAGATTAGTAGGTGGAGAGATTGTGTTGAGTGACGCTTCGGAATCATTACAAGAATATTGGAGCGAGAACTTAAAAGATAAAACGGCACTGACACAAGTAGACTCGTTGAAGAACTTCTCCATATCTTCTAATAATATTGATGTACAAGCAGACACAACCATAGGACACAAGATAGCACACAACAATTACCACAAGTTATGGATAGATTCTAAAAACTTCTCCAAGAAAGATGTAGTAAAGGGATTGCTAGAACTAAATTGCTTTCCATTAATGATGCCAGTCAGCGGCGACATACATATGCAGGATGATGTACGAGATTTTTGGGAATGGCTGAATGCTTTTAAGGCATACGGCATTGACATACTGAACGACTGCTCTTGGGGGTTCGATGTGAAAGAACCTGTATACGCAAAAGATTATAACGAAAGCAAGGATCAAAGATCCACACTAATCAATAACGATTCGTCACAAGATTTCTTTGAGAACTTGTACGAGCTACACCAAATGAGTAAGCAGTTCAAACTGATAAGTGATAATACCAAAATAATATTTGTTAGGAACAGGATACCAAGGGCATTGATTAAAAGCAAGATAAAACCAAAAGCGTCATTGGTTGCACTGGGTGGTGGTTATTATGCTACAGGCACAGACAATCTGAAAAGAATGCTTGAAAATCTTCCAAAAAAGTTGTATTATAGTGATCACCAACCGAGTAGTTGGGATTGGCATGATCACATTATAGTAAAACTTTAAAATGAGCAGTTGTAAATTAGTAATAAAAGACGAAGTGAACGTGAAGTTTGAGAATCTTTCCCTGGAATGGAGGAAGAGGCTATCCAATAAATTCAAATATGAGATACCATATGCTAGACATCTTCCAGCAGTGAAACTAGGCAGATGGGATGGTAAAGTTTCATTCTTTGGGTTAGGTGGCACAACTTACTTAAATCTCGTGGATCAAATACTGCCCATACTAGATGAGGGTGGTGTATACATAGATGTTGTTGATCAAAGAGAACAACACAACTTTGAATTCCAAGCAGTAGACAAAGATTATCTATCACACATAAAATGGCCCGACACACATCCAATGGCAGGACAGTCTATTGAGTTAAGAGATTATCAAGTTGAAACAATAAACAAATTTATAGAACATCCTCAGAGTATTCAAGAGATTGCCACAGGTGCAGGAAAGACAATCATCACAGCGGCACTATGCCAACTAGTCGAGCCATATGGAAGAACACTGACTATTGTTCCGAACAAGAGTCTTGTGACACAAACAGAAGAAGATTTTATTGCTTGTAATCTCGATGTAGGAGTATACTACGGAGATAGAAAAGAGCTAGGTAGGTTTAACACAATAGCAACATGGCAGTCACTGAACGTGTTAGAAAAGAAAAGTAAAGACGAACACTCGGAAGCATTTGCAGAAGCAATAAAAGGAATCAACACAGTAATAATAGATGAGGTGCATATGGCAAAAGCTGATGTTCTTAAAAGATTGCTGACTGGACCATTCGCACACTGTGGTATACGTTGGGGACTAACAGGTACTGTGCCAAAAGCAGATTATGAATTCATGGGATTAAAATGTAGCATAGGCGATGTGTCCCATAGGATACAAGCCAGCGAACTGCAAGATAAAGGTGTACTAGCAAACTGTCATGTAAATGTTTTACAAACACAGGATCACCCACAGTTCAAAACATATGCAGAAGAATTAAAATGGCTTACGACAGACAAAGTCAGAATGAAATGGGTGGCGAATACCATAAAAGACGTTTCGTCATCAGGCAATACACTAGTACTCGTTGACCGAATATCAGCAGGACAAATATTACAGGAACATCTAAAAGATTCAGTTTTTGTATCTGGATCAACAAAAAACATAGACAGAAAGGAACAATATGATGAAGTATCTACTGCAACAAATAAAATTATTATTGCCACATATGGAGTTGCCAGTGTTGGTATTAACATTCCTCGTATTTTCAATCTTGTTCTCATAGAGCCTGGCAAGTCGTTTGTTCGTGTAATACAGAGCATAGGACGTGGCATCAGGAAAGCCGAAGACAAAGATAATGTACAGATATGGGATATTACCAGTTCTTGCAAGTTTGCAAAAAGACACCTGGGGGCAAGGAAAAAGTTTTACAAAGAGGCCAATTACCCGTATAATATAGAAAAGATAAATTATGAAAATCCTTACACTTGATGACCGTGCGTACAGCATAGAGAAGATCCCAGAATGGGTAGATGAGGATCTGAGATTTGCAGTCCTCGATAATGCAGATCCCGCCAATCCAGATTTCTTCTACATACCGTTGATATTCCTAGAGAGCTTCAATGCTCCGGCGGCTGTCTTAGAAATTGGAAATCACAAAATTAAGATGCCGTTAGATTGGAAGATGTTGATAGGAGAAGCAGGACAATCTGAGATGCACGTGTTACCAATAACTAGCCTCAACGATAGGGGATTTGATGCATTCACATTCAATCCATTGTCCAGCCCAAAACCAGATTTCTATCCAATTGACGTTGTAGATATCTATACAGAAGTAAAATGGTATTTCCCAAAGATCAAGTCAGGACAGATGTTGGCCGTACCTTTAAACAATGGACCAAAACCCATGTGTGCCTACTTTGTCAAGGACATATCAAGGCAGTGTGAACAGGTGGACTATGGCTCCGTCTGGTAGGAAATCAATTACACTGGACGCACCAATCATGATAACCAGTGACAAGATTGCTGTGTGGATGGACGAAGGTTGGATGCATGATTTTTTTGATTTCATTAAGAAACACAAATTCCAATTTTCAGGTTTACAACACAAACACAATAAAATAAAATTAACATTTGTAACAGCAAAAGAATGCACAATGTTTGCACTAAAATATGCCAGCAGAAAAAAATAGAAAATTTTTTGATTTGAGAAACGGGTTGAAAGCCGTTGACTTCAGAAACAAAGACTACTACGACAGGATAGACGACAAGGAGAAATCTTTGTACTCACCCTACATGCTGATGAGATATGTTTCCAGCACATCTTCAAAGGATCAATTCTTTGTAGAACATTACGTGGAGATGGTGAACGAGTGCGTCAACAAACACTGCTTCACACTAGGCAAACACAAGAAATTACTTTGGATACTGACCGCTATGTGTGGGTCGTTACAACAACAGTTCCATCCATGGGTCAAACCAATGAAACGTGTGCCTAACAAGAGCCTTAAGAAATTACAACAGATATATCCCACGTGGAAAGAAGCAGATCTAGAAACACTAGACAAGATAATAACAGATAGAGAACTAGAGGAACTGATAGAGGCACATGGCATCGACAAATAAATGCACGTACTGTGGCAAGGAGTTTGCAAAAGAACGTACACTACAAGTACATCTGTGCGAACCTAAAAGAAGATACCTACAAAGAGATGAGAAATGGGTAGTGAATGCATTCATGGTGTTCCAGAGATTTTATCAGATACATCAACATACTTCAAAAACTAAAACATATGAAGACTTTTGTGGGAGTTCTTACTACAATGCATTTGTAAAATTTGGTAGATTCATCATGCATATCAATCCATTGTACCCGGACAAGTATATAGATTATGTGTTACAGTCAAAGGTGAAACTTGATCATTGGGCTAGAGATGATCTATACGAAATGTATCTTATCGAAGCACTAAAATCAGAACCAGTGGAAGCCGCACTACAAAGGAGCATAGCTACGATGATGGACTGGGCGACAGAACAGAATGCACAATGGCCTGATTACTTCAGACTGATTAATACCAATCGAGCAGTACAACATATACAGCAGGGAAAGATAAGTCCATGGTTGCTGTTAGGTTGCAGTGCAGGAAAAAGGATGCTAAAATCATTTAACGACGAACAATTACAAATGATAGAAAAATTTATTAATACAAGTTTCTGGCCAAGCAAGTTGAAGAGCTACCCAGCCGACCACATGCTAGTACAGGACACAGCAAGGGAGGCAAAGATTGTCTAAAATAAATTTAGAGATAGCAGAAAATTTAGAGTTTGAAGAAGGAGATTGTGCAGTGACAATAAAGAAAGACGGATCAATTGGTAAAGTTATTGTGCCTAAGTTGAATGCAGAAATGTTGAACAGTGAAGGTTATAAAGCGTTGCTAGAAGTAGTGGAAGTTTTACACCCAGGTTCAAGAGAAAATTTTATCAAACATAATGAAACAGATAAAGGAAGTGTACACTAATGCCAGATGTAGACATAGATTTTTTTGACAGAGACAACACACTTAAACTATTCAAGCACACACCTGCATCAATGAGCAAGGCAGGCAAGTTTGAAAAACACAAGACAGGAGTGTACTTCCATGCTGTACCAGAACACCCAGTCACAGGACATGCATCATTGGATTACAAAGAAGCAGAGGACAGAGGATACTTTAAAATTGATTGCTTGAACGTAAACATATACAAGGCTGTAAAATCAGAACAGGAACTTGTTGAACTAATGATACAGGAGCCTGATTGGGACATGTTAAAGGATCCCAAGACGGTAGAAAATCTATTCCACCTAAACGGACATTTTAATATAGTATCCAAACTGAACCCTAGAACTATAGAACAACTTGCGGCTGTGTTAGCTATCATACGTCCTGCCAAGAGACAGCTGATGTACAAGGACTGGACAGATATAACAAAAGATGTATGGACTAAACCCACAGACGGATCATACTTCTTCAAGAAGTCACATGCTGTGGCATATGCACAGGCTATAGTAGTACAGATGAATTTGATTAGTAGTGCTAAATATAGTTTTGATGCACCATCAGAAACTTAAGAAAAAACTTTCCAAAAAACGTAAAAAGAAAACATACAAGATGCCTTCGCATGAGTGTCATTATCAAGCGGACAATCCATTGACTATATATTATAAGAAGTATATTGAAAAGTCTGAAGATTAAGTAGGACGTCTAACTAATTGTATAGTTCTTCTCTTTACACGTTTTTTAGATATATCAGATAATCTCACAGTTGGACCATGCACTATCTCTATATCTTTTGCGTTGAGCGTAACCAAAGTTGTTCTAAAGTAACGAAATTCACCTTTAAGGAATATGTTTATTGGTAATTTTCTATTAGATTCGTGCCACCAAGTTTCGCCACATTTAAGAAACTTCATCTTATCCTGTGGCATCATAAGCCTGCCATAGTCATAAAAACTAATTACGTTTACATCTTCGTTCTGCACTATGCCCACATACTCCAAATCGCCCTTTCTGATCAGGCTCAAGAATGGGAACTTGTCCCTTAGTGTGTTAAAAATTTCATTCATTCTATATCTATAAATACTGTTAAATATGTATTATGCAAACAGTACAACGGTATTTAATAAACAACTTGGTAATCGCCTTCATAAATGGTTATCATGGAAGGAACTCAAAAGTGTACGATAGACGATTAACGCTTCATAGGGGGGTATCAAATCCCATAACATTTACGTTTAAGAACGAAGATCAGAAGGCCCAAGATATAAGTGCAAAAACCTACGAATTAAATGTTATCGATACCGAAAGCAAGAAATCAGTTATTACCAAAACCTTAACAATATTAGATGATGGGTCTACGGTTAGCACTACAGGTGATGCCAGCACAACAATCACCGAAGGCGATTTATTGCCCCTTGATGCTGGATTTTACGGTTATGCCGTACGTGAAATTAAATCAGATGGAAGCAGAGAAATAACATACGCTGACACAGGATATGCGGCCGCTGGAACAATAGAATTAATAGATGGTGCTTACCCCGAATTTGTAGCAAGTACCAACGTATCAACTTTCACAAGTGGCGGACCACTTGCTTATGTATCTGGTTCGATAGATGCACGTCCAGGCATCAACAACAACAAGGCATTACACACTATTGCAGTGTACACAAAAAACTTCACAGGAGCATTGAGAGTACAGGGCACAATGAGTGCTACACCTGGTGAGAGTGATTACTTTGACATTACCATGGAAGATGCAGGATCACCTGCTAACTCTTTCACTAACTCAACCACAGTTACCAATTTCAACTTCACAGGTGTTTACCACAGTGTGAGATTTGGTTGGGGCAACAGCGCCAGCAACACTGGGGTGATTGACAAAATCCTATATAGACAGTAAAATATAGTTAATGAATTTGATACAGAATACAATTCTGACTAGTCTGCCTGCGGGTAGAAAGAAAACCCCAAGCGGTTGGATAAGTTTCAACGCACCCTGTTGTATCTACAACGGAGAGTCAGCGGACAAGAAGAAGCGTGGTGGCATAATGATCAGCGCCGATGGGACCGTGAGCTATCACTGTTTCAACTGTGGCTTCAAGGCATCGTATGTTATTGGTAGAAAACTTACATTCAAAATGAGACAGTTCATGGGGTACATAGGCATACCAGACGATACTATAAGAAAACTTGCCATAGAAGCCATGCGTGAAGAAGAAGGTGATGTAAAGTATGAGAAGAAGAAGTTTGTGACATTCAATAAAAGAGAATTACCTAGCGGTGCAAAAAAACTAGAAGTTTGGTTAGAGAAGATGTTAGAAAATTTATTATCAGATGATGAAACAAAGTCTGTTGATAATTTACTAAAATATTTAGAAGGACGTGGCATTGGCGCTGACTGGTACGACTTCATGTATTCCCCAAACAAAAGTTGGGACGTAGATAAAAGATTACTAATACCGTTTTACTGGCGAGGTGATATAGTTGGTTTCTCAGGAAGGATGTTTGAAGAATCTACCAAAGTCAAATACTACACAGACGTACAGCCCGGGTATGTGTTTAACATGGATGCACAAGACTGGACAAGAAAGTTTGTATTAGTAACAGAAGGACCATTTGATGCAATTACCGTTTCTGGAGTTAGTATACTTGGATCGGAGATAAATGATACACAGCGAGAGCTAATAGACGGTCTAGGCAGGCAAGTTATAGTAGTGCCGGACAGAGACGCTCCAGGAGAAAAACTGATCAATCAAGCAATGGAATTTGGCTGGAGTGTTGCATTTCCAGAATGGGAAGATGGAGTTGACGATGTAGCCGATGCTGTGTTAAAATACGGTAGACTGTTTACTATACAATCAATATTAAAGACAACAGAGCGAAGTAAACTTAAGATAGATTTGAAGAGAAAGATGTATGGCTGATTACAATAACAACGAACCACAACACCAGGCTAAGGATTATTCTTTCGATGTACAGAAATTGTATATAGAAATGTTGTTGGCAGATGCTGAATCATTTGCTAGGGCACAGAACATATTCAATCCTGGATCGTTCGATCGTAAATTACAACCCATAGCAAAGTTCGTCAAAGATTACATGGACGAGTACAAAGTGATGCCGGAGGTTGATATAGTTAATGCACAACACGATATAAAATTAAAAACAGCAAAGGATCTAGATCCTGCACACTTCAACTGGTTGCTAGACGAGTTCGAAACGTTCTCTAGACACAAAGCACTGGAACAAGCAATTCTTTCATCTGCTGATCTTTTAGAGAAAGGGGACTACGGTCCAGTTGAGGACATGGTCAAGGAAGCAGTCAGTGTAGGACTAACAAGGGATTTAGGTACAGACTACTTTGAGGATCCCAAGGGAAGACTTGAAGCACTCAAGGACAACAACGGACAGATCAGCACTGGTTGGGAAAATCTAGACAAGAAACTGTTTGGTGGTTTCAACAGAGGTGAACTAAACATCTTTGCAGGAGGATCGGGAGCAGGTAAGAGTTTGTTCTTGCAGAATCTTGCAGTCAATTGGTCACTGGCCGGATTGAACGTTTGCTATATCTCTTTTGAATTGTCCGAGGCTCTAACTGCCATGAGACTAGATGCCATGATGACTAACATTCCAACAAGAAAAGTATTCCCGGAGATAGATAATGTCGAGATGAAGGTTAAAATGTTGAAGAAGAAATCAGGTAACTTACAGATCAAATACTTGCCAAGTGGTAGTAACGTATTAGATATAAGAACATATCTCAAAGAACTAGAACTTAAAAACAAAGTAAAAATAGATTGCATACTGATCGACTACTTGGATCTCATGATGCCAAAGAGTAAAAGAATATCGCCAGCAGACTTGTTCATCAAAGACAAGTACGTATCTGAGGAACTGAGGAACTTGGTTGTTGAGAAACATTGTGTGTTGGCAACTGCATCACAGTTGAACAGGGCGAGTGTTGAAGAGATAGAGTTCGATCACTCTCACATATCAGGTGGACTGTCCAAGATACAGACAGCTGACAACGTGATAGGTATATTCACATCGAGGGCAATGAAGGAGCGTGGAAGGTACCAGATACAGTTCATGAAGACCAGATCAAGTTCTGGTGTTGGGCAGAAAGTAGATCTAGAGTTTGATGTGGACAGTTTGAGAAT